CATGATTCTTCCTTTGTAGTTGGTTCATTAAGAGGATACTACAAACACAAAATAAAGTCAATTACTACTCTTGTGAGAGGTGGCTGATACTGAAAATTTTCCCCCAATCCAATACCCCTCCCCCCCCGGTGGTCTCTCTCACTACACACATACAATCAACAGCTTGCGTGCGCTCAGTACACAGCGCACACACAGCAAGCGCACACAGCACAGCGTAGCGCAACAAGCGTGCAACAAGCGCGCAGCCGATGGGTGATTAATAGCTAATGAAATTGAGTACTATATATATAGTATGGCCGGGAATTGTGCCGGGGGTAATTTGCCGGGGCTAATTGTGGGATGGGTGAGTTGAGGGCGCACCATATCCGACCATCCTATATAACCATAACTAAAACTTATAGTAACCATAAGCAAAACTTATAGCTCCCATATATAAGCGCGCACGGGATGGCAAAATACCTATAAATATTTATTCAAACTATTTACACATTTGTTGATCTATGTCAAAGACAGAATGAAAAATCAGCGCATGATTCATCCAGCAGCAAACAATATTAATAACCCCGGGGCAGCAATGCCCCATTAAAAGGAGATACTAAAATGACAGCCACACAATTCGCAATTGCTTGCAATGCCGTATCAATCCCACCGGATTTAGCACTAGAGAATGACACTATAGTAGCGGCACTACAGGCCGGTGATGATGATTTGGTCATGATTTTACTTTGTGATGAATTTTAATAGGAGATAATAAAATGCAAACATTCACCAAAACGCAACTACTAAAAACGAGAGTTTGCCCATGCTGTAACGGCAAGTTAAAGATAGTTAAAAAGTGGGGCGCGTTTAATTTAGCAAGCGCGAAAATGTTGGAATGTAAATCCTGTGCTTCAAACTTTTAAGGGGAACAAAATGCTACACGATAAGATATTTGAAGTAATGCAGGCAATAGTCAACCATAAATCATACCCATACGCCCTCGGCGCGTTTATGGCTTTCGTTTTCGCATACTTAATCTATAGGGGCATATAAAATGATTATCATAAAGACAAAAGTTTTACCCGCAACAAATACACGCGGCACACGCATACAGGCAAGCGCTAACGGCTTCAAAGCAACCATTTCGTACCCTTACGCTCTAAGCTATGAAAAATGCCACTTTGAAGCTGTAAAATCACTGGTCGCCAGGCATGATCTGCCTTGGGATATATCTAACATGGGCTACGGATCAGACGACCACGGGTACTATTTTACTTTTAATCATTCAACAATGGGGGCATAACATGGATTCAAACATATTACACGCAATGGCACTATTGGCAGCCAAAAAAGATATACGCTACTATCTATGTGGGATCCTGGTCGAATGGAACAGTAAAACCACACGCATTGTCGCAACTGACGGCCATAAAATGGGCATTTATAACCTGCCGAATCAGGATAATGCAAATAGCGGCAGCGTTATAATTCCACTTGACGCGCTCACCGGATTGAAAGGCGATGTTATCATCGGGGCAAATACGCTAACCACGTCAGATAGTGTTAAGACATTTACGCCAGTAGAGGGGCGCTTCCCAGACTATGCAAGAGTAACAGCAGCGCGCGAACCCAGCGGAATTGCCGGCCAATTCAATGTGGATTATATGGCACAATTCCAAAAGATAGCGCGCGTGTTGGGTAAAAAGACAGACGCGGCAGTGTTTTACCATAATGGGGCGAATAATTCGGCCAGGGTATCGCTCACCAGTGACGATAATTTTTATGGTGTGCTAATGCCTACCAAACTTGAAATGACCACCACTTGTGTTGATATTTTTACAGGGGCGCTCTAATATGGATATATATACCAGCAATGAAGCAAGGCAAACCTGGGCGAAAATTGACGAGATATTATACCCGCCAGCTGGCACTATGGACGATCGCTACCAAATATATCTTGACTGCATAGAGGGTACAGGCCAGCCGGTCAAGACTTATGACGAGTGGCTGGGATCATGACTATTTTTTTATTGCCAGTAGCGTACGCAATTTTCTTTTCAATGATGTATTTTATAGGGGGCATAAAATGATTACACTACAAAGCGTAGCAGTCATCGTAGCCGAGCAACGCAGAGACCAAGCGTATCAAATCGTGCTACAAGCTCAACGCGAGTTGCTTCGATATGAGTATGAATATGTGGCATCTTTGAAGGCTTTGGAACAATCAACCATTAACGAGGGTACATAAAATGCAAACCTATCACATATCTGACACAATATTTTCGCACCATGAACAAGATGATGATTTCATGACGGATAGTACACTTGAGCGCACTAGAGATAGTTTGATAATGGATTGTTCCCACGTTTTAGGTGGTTACACTTCTGACGATAATGCTTTTTACCGCTTGCTTAACTCCATTCGCAATCCATGAAGCCCAAAATAGGGGCGCACACTTAACCCCTCTAATGAGGGGCTTTTTTTGGCTTGCCCACCGTACTATAACCCCATCAAGCTACCCTATGTTACCTTTGCAATAATAATGCGCGTATGACCCCTTAAAACTCGTTTAAATGCCATACCCACACCATACCGAGGGTGCAATAATCTACCCACCATAATCACCAACCAAATAAAAATAATCTCCATCAAAATAAAACCAACCACTATCCCAAAAAGATAAACCGACACCGACCAGGAAAATTATCATATCGCGCCACCTAAAATCCAGTTGCCCCAAATCTAAAAAACCCCATCACACCAAATGAGAACTATTCTCATCTCTATTAACCCCAAAATAATAACCCTACACTTTACTCAAGTATTGCCAGTTCATACCGTCACCAAAATTCCCGCATAGTCTGTCACCCTTGTCACTACCCTATAGGGTAGTAGTGACAGAGTGACAAAGCGCGACATATGCCCCTTTTGTCACTAAACACGAAAGTGACAGAGAGTGACAGAGTGACAGACCACCTAAACCCATGATTACATTCATTATAAATTTATGACCCCAAAATTAGCATAATAACCCTCTTCACTAGTCAAGATATATCCAGCATCAAGCAGTCTTTTCTTAAATTTGCGCCTTTTCTCACGAATTGCCCCAGTTTTGACCCCACTCTCATCATGGGTATTATCACTCCAAGACTTTTCCGTGAGTATTTTTTGCCCATTTTTACCCATCACACCATATAAATTTAGCAGGTCATTGAAGGCATTTTTATCATCCTCGCCCTTCTTATCCACCTTAATTACCGCCTCAGAACTCACAACAACCGCCCCAATAACGTACTCGTTATCCTCATCCAACCATGCCCTTCCACCGCTAGAACCATCAAACTTATGCCCTCTAATTCGCATATACTGAGTCTCGGATAGCATTGCATCCTTGCTCTTGACGTTAACTATCTCTAGTGGGTTATCCTTATCACCGGCCACAATTGATATCTCGCTCTCCATCGCGCCCTTCCAGGCAGACGAGCCACGCGCACGGCCTTGAGCAGCCTCGCTCACGCCAGTATGATGCACTAGCAGTACGCTGCAATTGAACTCGGACTGCAATTCCGCACACGCCCTTATCATCTCTCCTGCATCTTGAGCACTATTCTCATCGCCAGACATGAACCGATGCAGCGTATCCACAACGATCAGGTCGGGCGATTCGCACACGGCAAGTATGCTTTCACGCGCCAATTGAAGACCACCACTACTATTAAGGTCGCAGCCGCTACTGCTCACCCAGATGTTACCCAAGCTGTTGATATTATTATGCTCTTGCCATGCTCGCATCCGAGCCACCATGCCGGTATGTCCCTCTCCGGCTAGATATATTACATTTCCATGCCTAACCTTATGCCCTTCCCAGTCTCCCATACTATCGGATGCGATACGCGCCACCATATCCAATACAACCAATGACTTACCAGATCCGGATGCACCATGTAACATTATCAGACTGTTGCGCGGTATCCAATGCTTAATGAGCCAACGGACTGTTATGTCTTGAGCGCATAGCACATCTGCATTAATAAGCCAGCCGGTACTAGCAACTACTGGCATGAGCAATTCTTTAATGTCAACCCCAGATTGTACGGCATCATTAAAATCACTTGGAGTTGGCGATACCACGACACGCGCCCCAATTGCGGATGCAGCTTGGCCAGACTTTAATTCACCAACACCAGAGTCATCGCGATCCGCGCATATGGTGATACGGCAACGCACCCCAACCAATTCCCTAACGGCCAAGGCAACCTTGTGTAAGTTGTTGGCAGCAAAGGCAATTACTACTGTCTGCCTAGTTTCTTCATGGATAGACGCGGCAGTCGCAAAGCCCTCACATATAAAGACGATTGGCGCATTTTTCATTTCGCCTATATGCCACCACCCACCGGCAACAGCACCACCGGCCAAGAACTGCTTACGGCTGTCCCCATCTATATATTGGATTGATGTTATATCGTCATGGCCGTCTGAGCATATCGGTATGACGAGGCGGCCATCACCGGCAACTAATGCACCGTGTGCCTGGATGCCCTTCTTAACCAAGTAAGGGTGGCTGTCATCGGCAGCGGATGCGCTATTAATAATAGACGAGGCAGTCTCGGCAGCGGCACTCGCCTTCTCTCCGCGCTCACGGTCACGCGCTGACTTGGCCTCGGTGATGCGCTTCTTTAACTCCATCTCCTCGGTGAATGATAGTTTGCGCCCTATATCTGCTCTCCATGAGACGGTAACGCCCTGCTTCCAACAGCCAAAGACGGCATTTTGTAGACCAGTATTGAAGGCAACATACCAACCATTAAGATCGCCTCTCTTGCCGTCCGAGCTGAAACGGTACAGCGTACCATCATAGTTAATTGTTTGTGGTGGCGTGATGCCGGCCTTAATCATGTCGTTGATTAATTGGGTATTGTAGTCTACTGGTGTGCGATCCTCTATCGGTAGGTCGTGAACAAGTATGGGGTATATCATATAATTTTATATTCCGTGTAATTATTTAAATTTAAAGAAGAAATCCACGCAACTGCATGAATTCTATGGGATGCTTTGCTGATTTTTGGTGGTTGCACCGCTTCCTAAGTAATTGAATATTGGAGTCAATATTCATGCCACCCAAAGCTAGTGGCATAATATGGTCGAGATGAAAGTCCTCGCCTAAAGGTTGTTGACAACAAGGACATAAGCCACGCTGTAACTTAAACAACTTGGCAGATAGGCCTTTGCTTAGTTTGCCACCAGTTAGTGCCAAACGTGCGCGTCGATTGTGAGCGCATAGCCTATTATATTCCGGATGTTCCTTTCCATATCGCACACTAGCCTGTCTGCGTCTCTCTTTCATAGCCAAGTCATAAACTGCAATCATGGCGGCCGCGCGTTCACGGCCAGCCTTGTGATGGGCACCCCTGCATAGCTTGCATGGAATATGCGAATACTTCTCCATCTCTGCCTTGCAATCAGGACAAAATTTCACTTAACTTCACTCTCTTGCCTACCCTCTAGATAGTCTGATAGTGCAGTCAACACCCTTAGTGTTGGGTTGAGGTTTAAGCCGTCACGGATAGACTGTATTGTTGGATAGGATATGCCTGTGGCCTCTGCTATAAGGGTAGGCCTACGGTCTTGCAGCATTTCTCTAATGACTTCTAGTTTTAACATATTCACGCCCATTTGATTGAATGATGGTTACATCATAACATAATTCAAATAAAGATTGCAACTTAATTATTAGTATGCTATAGTGTGTCCACTACCGAATGGAAAGAATCCGACTGCGTAGAAAACTAAGGAGAACGAAGTGGCTATACAAATTTTAAAAACTGGTGGCGTTCACACCAA